GGACATTTTATTCAAGGGCCATGCGTTTTGGCTTGTCTTAGAAGTTAGCCCGGAGGATAACAGGCCAATTGCTTGCCGCCGAATTGATCCAACTCGGGTAACTTTTACAACTGATCTGCAAACTGACGAAATACTAAACGGCTTTTATTTAGACGGCAATCTATGCCCATCTAATGGTGTTGGCTCATTAATCATGTTTAGCGGCGTAGATGAGGGCCTACTCAATCGTGGCGGCAGAACTATTAGAACTGCACTTGAGTTAGAGATGGCAGTTAGTCGCATGGCCGCCGAGCCTAATCCAACAATGGTAATCAAAAATACTGGCGTAGATTTACCGCCAGAACAGGTGTCAAGTCTTTTGGCATCGTGGAAACTAGCGCGATCACAACGCGCAACGGCATACCTATCAGGCCCGTTAGATGTAACAACCTTTGGCTACGATGCCGGGCAAATGCAGCTGAGCGAGTCCAGGCTAAACACAGCCGCCGAAATTGCCAGACTGTGCAACATTCCTGCCTGGTACATTAACGCCGAGTCAGCCAGCGCAACTTACTCAAACGTAAGCCAAGAACGCCGCAGCCTTGTGGACTTTAGCCTAAAGCCTTACATGGCCTGCATTGCAGAGCGATTGAGCATGAATGATCTCACGCCGCGTGGAAGCGTTGTCAGATTTGATTTAGACGATTACCTACGAGGCAACCCATTAGAGGAAATCCAAGTAATGACAGCCATGCTCGATGCAGGCCTAATAACTATTGATGAAGCAAGGGCAGAGATGGATCTTGCACCGAGAGGAAACCCAAATGCAACTTAATTTTGATGGACAGGTTATCGCAGCGAATGTTGCAACTAGGACTATTACAGGCCTTGTTGTACCTTTTGCCAAAGTTGGCAACACGTCAGCAGGCCCAGTGCGATTTAACTTTGGCGCATTCGGTGACATTGACCCAAGTCAAATAGTGCTAAACAGTGAGCATGATCGCACACGCCCAATAGGTCGTGGCATCGGAGACTCATTAGAAGTTAGCCCGGCAGGTATTTCAATGGCCTTTAAGATCGCGCCAACTAACGCTGGCAATGATGCATTGATCGAAGCCGCCGAGGGTTTACGCCCGGCTTTTAGTGTTGAAGCCAAAGTCAATGAGTACACAATCGAAAAGGGCGTTATGGTTGTGGCCTCAGCCGTACTTGAGGCAGTCGCACAAGTTGTTTCACCAGCCTTTAAAGATGCCCAGATCCTCCAGGTAGCAGCTACCGAGGAAACCCCAGAAACCACCGAAGCAGAAATCCCTGCCGAGGATGAACCACAGGAGAATACAGTGGACGAAGTAACAACACCAGTTGCAGATGAAGTAACAGCAGCCGCTGTTGTTCATGCTGCATCGCCAGTGGCTTACACCAAGCCGCGCTCACCAATTAAGACCCAGGCTCATTTCCTAGAGCATTCAATTAAAGCGCAAAGAGGAAACAGCGAAAGCGCACAGTGGATTATGCACGCCAAGGCTGAGGATGCAAAGCATCTAACAGCTGCGGATGACAGTTTCACAACCAATCCAGCATTCAAGCCAGTGCAGTATGTGTCCACAGTTGTAGATACACAGATCGGCGCACGCGGCGCGATTGATGCAATTGGTACACGCGCACTGCCTAACGCTGGCATGACTGTATCCATTCCAAAAATCACCACATCAGGATCAGTTGCTGAAACTGCTGAAGGTGCAGCACCATCAGAGACCGGCATCGTGTCTGCCTACGTTGATGCAACTGTAAAAGCCTACAAAGGCATGCAGCGTTACTCGGTTGAATTATTCGACCGCGCTGATCCAAGTTTCTACGCAGCAATGCTGGACAACATGCGCCGAGTTTACGCTCAGGCAACTGAAGCCGCAGTTATTGCTGAACTAACAGCAAGTGGCACACAGGCAACTGCACAAGCCGCATCTGTTGATGGAATTGTGGCTTATGTAAAGACTGAAGCACCAGCTGCATACCTTGCAACTGGCGAACTAGCCACACGCTACATCGCTGGCACATCCCAGTGGAGTTTGCTAATTGGCGCACAGGATTCATCCAAGCGACCAATATTCAGCGCATCACAGCCACAAAATGCGGCTGGCGCAGTTGGCACTCAGTCACTACGCGGCAATGTTATGGGACTTGACTTATTCGTGTCCAACAAGGCAGTGTCCACAGACATTGATGAATCAGCATTCATTGTTGTGCCATCATCCGTAGCCATTTACGAAAGCCCAGTTTTGCAGCTTTCAACCAACGTGGTTACAACTGGCGAAATCGAAACGATGCTATACGGCTACATGGCCACAAAAGTAATCGTTGCCGGTGGAGTCCGCCGCTTTAACCTGACCTAGTCAGAGTTAGTTAAGAGTGTGGGGGATGCGGCCCTGTGTCCCCCACACACCCACCCAGATGAGGATTAAACAATGGCACTGATCGCACTAAGCGAACTCAAAAGCGTGTTAGGGATTGGCAACATTTATGCTGATGCCGATGTTCAAGAGGTTGCCGATGCAGCCGAGAACATAATCCTGTCTTATTTAATTTTTGACGATGTGGCTATCAATGCCGTATCACTAACAAACAACGTGGCTAGATTTTATTGCTACGACAATACTTTCGTGGTTGGCCAAGCCTTAACTGTAACTGGATGCGGCTCACCATTTAACGGATCGCAAACTGTAACAGTGGTTGGCGTTGATGAGTATGGCGTTACCTATTTTGAGGCAGCTGAAACTAATGCCGACATTACTAAGCGCCGAGTAATACCCAATGGCCGAGCCGTATTGACTAGCCAGGCGGCGTTGTATGACACAACCCCAGAAGTCCGAGAAGCTGCAATGGCAGTTGCTTGCGACATTTGGATTACTCGCACAGGCACACTTGGCCAGCAGGGTGTGGACTTTCAAAGCCCTGCCCCGTATCGCTTAGGTCGCTCAATGCTAACCCGAGTATCTGGCCTACTTGGCAAGCACCTAGACACTAGGGGTTTCCTTGGCTGATCTAGCAACCTATCGGGCAACCCTTGCAGCAACTTTAGACGCGGCCGGGCGCGTAGTTTACGCATGGCCAAGAGAAAACATCACGCCTCCAGCCATCGTGCTAGTGCCTGGATCGCCATACATAACAGTTAGTGCCATTGGTGGTGCTCGGTGCAATGTACGCTTTGACATCACAGTGATCGTCAATGCAGCTGACAACCAGGCAGCACTAGCCAACCTTGAAGCCTTAATATTCTCCGTTACTGATTTGTTATCAAATAACATTTCATTCCTTGGGGGATGGTCACAACCAACAGTCCAGCAAATCGGAAACGCCGACATGCTAATCAGCCAACTCTCCATTGAGATGGTTACAACTAACTAGGAAAGGCATGAAATGCCAGCAACATATATAACGGGCCGTAACTTAACCCTTAGCATTAACTCGGTATCTTATGCCGACCAAGCAAGCACTGTAACCCTTGAAATGGAAAACAACCAGCAAGTGTTAGAAGTCCTATCGGGTCGCGCTTACAAGACCGTAGATAAGACAGCCACACTCAATGTGGAAATGTACCTTGATGACACATCATCGGCCGGCATCATTTCAGCTCTTTGGGATGCAGCTAGTGCATCACCTGACACGTCACTTACATTCTCATTTGATGTAAATGGCGACACATTTGCTGGAAACGTGTTTCCAGTATTTCCAACAGTTGGTGGCGCGGCCACTGACGTATTGACCACCAGCCTCAGCTTTGTTGTTGAGGATGGATCAGTAACTCGCACATAATCTAGAGAACAGGGCAACCATTATGAAATACAACGTGACTACAAAACAGGGCAATAACTACATAGTGAGTGACGAGTCCACTTGGTTGTGGGTCGAGATCGAAAGAGAACTCGGCTACACAGTCAGCCAGGCAGCTGAAAAGATGAGCCAAGGATCGCTGGATGTGATTACTTGTATGTTGTTTAAGGCCGCTAAAGCCGCAGGCAATACCAAGTTACCAAATCAGCAAGCGTGGGTTATCAATGAGTTTGAGACCTTTGAGGTGGTCGAGGACAGCCCAAAAGAGAGTTAAGGGATGCACTCGTGCGGATAGCAATATCTAGTGGCATACCTTTAACGGATCTTATGACTTGGTCGCTCGCAGACATTAACACAGCAATCACGCTGATACGGGAAAGGAATGGACATGGCTGACACTCGCAAAAGCATCACCATGAAACCAGACCTAGGCGATTATCGCGGCCTATTAAAAGCACTTAATGTTATGGACTATGAAGCAAAAGTAACTTTGAAAAATGATGTTTATTCGCTTAGTTCATGGGTCGCTGGCGGAATTAAAACGGCAGGCTATGTTGGTGCAAGATTCCCCGCACAGGCCGCCATAGTTGCATCCACTGTCAGACCTGCTAGAGACCGTTTGCCAACAGTCGTAGTGGGTGGCAGTAAAGGCCGAGCATCAGGCGGCGCAAATGCTGGCCAGTTGTTGTTTGGAAATGAGTTTGGTGGCGAGCGTAATGCCAAGGGCAGTTTGTCAGCCTTTCCAAATGGCGGTTTTAAGTTTCCAGAACGCTCACCGAGAGAAGGTCGTGGCAATGCAGGTTACTGGATCTTTCCAACTCTTAAAGCAATGCAACCTGAAATTAAAAGGCGATGGCAAGAGGCTTGCGTCAAAGTTTTGGACAACTGGGCAAGGACTAGCATCTAATGGCTGATACACGCACACTAAAACTGGCTTTACTGGCTGATGTAAATAAATTCCTAAGCGGCATGAATGAAGCCGAAATGGGCGCAAAAGGACTTAACAGCAAGATAAGCAAATACTCAAAGGCAATGGCTAAATCTTTTGCACTGGCTGGAGTAGCGGCTGGTGCTTATGCAGTCAAAATTGGCGTAGATGGCGTTAGAGCAGCAGTCGAGGATGAGGCAAGCCAAAAACAACTTGCCGAAGCCTTAAAGAATACCACTAACGCCACCGATGCACAGATTAAGTCCACCGAGGATTACATAACTAAGCAGCAGTTGGCTTTTGGTGTAGCAGATACAAAGTTGCGCCCGGCACTTGCAAACTTAGCCCGAGCCACTGGCGATGTGGGCAAAGCCCAGCAATTAACTAATCTTTCATTAGACATTGCGGCAGCTACTGGCAAAGACCTTGAGACGGTATCGCTGACACTTTCCAAGGCTTACAACGGCAACATAGGTGCGCTGACTAAGTTAGGCATACCACTTGATGATGCGATCAAAAAGTCTGGCGATTTTAACTTAGTCCAGGCTGAATTGGTGCGGTTATTTGGTGGCGCGGCTAAAGCCAACACCGAAACTTATGCAGGGCAGTTGGCAATCGTTACTGAGCGCGTAGGGGAACTTAAAGAATCTATTGGTGTGGGATTACTACCAATACTAAAAACATTGCTAGAAAACGTAAACATGGTAGCCAAGGCATTCTCAGGCGATGACCCACAAGGCTTAAGCACAAGGGCTAGGGAACTTGCAGGCACTTATGACGGTCAAGGCGGCGGCGCATATAACCTTGGCTTGGCCTTGAGCAACGTGGCTGAGGCCTTTAGTGAAATGTTTGCCACAATAACTAACGATGAGCCAGGATCAACTAACGCACTGCAAACCTTTGCTAATGCACTTAACGCAGTGGCCGCCGGCATTGACAGAATTTCAGCCGCTTACACAGCCGCACGAAATCTGGGCGGTCGAGTCTTGGATCTACTAATCATTAACCCAGGCGAAGGCCCAAAGTTTGCTGACAGTGCATTAGGCAAAAAATTAAACTACAAAAACCGAGCAGCAGGTGGCTCAGTAATGGGTGGACAGGCTTACAAAGTTGGCGAGTTTGGGCCTGAGATGTTTGTGCCAAGTGGCTCGGGATCAATTCGAGGTGACGGTGGCGGCGGTGGTAACACAGTCATAAACATTAACGGCGTGATTGATGCCGAGTCAGCCAGGCGATCAATTGAGAAGTTGCTACAAAACAGCGCAAGGCGCACTGGCCCGATTAACCTAGTTGGCGCAACACTGTGACCACTTACACGCCATATCCCAAAGTGGTATTTGCTGGCGCGGTCGAGTACGCAGATAACACAATCAGCAGTATTGGCATAAGCCTTGGCAGGCGCGACATTTACGAGCAGGCAAACCCGGGCATTGCCAGTGTTAGGTTATGGACTGACGCAGACACAGCTCTCAACGTCAATTTGTCTGACAGCGTAGATATTCAAATTAAAGACACAACCAATGCTTATCAGACTATTTACTCAGGCATAATCTCGGACATTGACATCACACTTGATGCCTACGGATCTGAGGGATCTGTGGCCATCTATAACATCACAGCCGTTGGCCCGTTGGCCCTAGTCAATAAGCACACAACTGGCGCAGTAAATTATGCAAAAGAATTTGACGGCACAAGAGTTTTAAACATTCTTAGCGATGTATTTTTGCAAGATTGGGATGAAGTCCCAGCTGATTTGATTTGGTCAAGTGTTAGCAACATTGCAACCTGGGCCAACTGGGATGGCTCAAACATCACGCTAGTAAACAATCTAACTGCTGACATCGATACGCCCGGCACATACGAATTGGCAGCCTACAACGATGGCGTGACCAATGCGCTAGCCCTTGTGCAATCAGCAGCGCAATCTGGTCGAGGATTTTTGCTAGAGTCACGCGATGGCTCGATCCATTACGACTCATACGGGGCTAGAGCAGCCTATGTGCCTCTAACTCTTACAGCTGACGATTTACTCGCAGCAGGCCTGCGCCAAGCCGCGCAATGGTCAGAAATTGTAAATGATGTAACTGTTACAGATCACAGTGGGGCAGAGGCTTACGCAGCTGATTACACTAGCCAACAGTCTTATGGGCAACTGGCTGGCAGTCGCTCAACAACTTTGCACAACATAGCCGATGCTGAAATTCAAGCCACAGCATTCCTAGAGTCTCGGGCATACCCTCGTACATACCCAGAGGAATTGACCATCCCACTACACAGCCCAACGGTCAGCGATGCTACACGCGATGCCCTGATCACAATGCTTGTTGGCTCGGCCGTTTACACGCAGTCATTGCCAGCAGTGTTTGGCACAACTTTTGATGGATTTGTCGAGGGCATGAAGTGGAATTTGACCAGGTACACAAGTGACCTAACCCTAGTTTGCTCGGCATTGTCCGAGACATACCCACACAAGGTATGGTTGCAGATCGCACCTACTGTGACGTGGGCAAGTTATACTCCAATTACAGAGGAATGGCAGGACTTATAGCATGGCTGGAACTACTACTTATTATGGGATCAGTTACCCAACAAGCACTGACTATGTCAAGGATGGCGCATCCGCCATTCAGACTGTGGCCACTGGGTTTGATAGCGCGGTAGCAATACCGACTTACAACGCACAGACTGGCACAATTTACACTTTTGCATTAACTGACGTTGGCAAGACAGTAACGGCCAGCAACGCAGGCGCACAGACCTACACAATCCCACCGACTGCATCAGTGGCATGGGCAGCAAATACAACTTTGCGAGTGCTTAATTTAGGTGCTGGAGTGGTCACTTTTGCAGCGGGCGCAGGCGTGACAGTAACAAACACAGCTCAGACATTGGCGCAATACCAATCGGCGCGATTAGTACGGACAGGCTTAAACGCTTGGACAGTAACGCCAGATAGCGGTCAAACTGGTAGCGGTTTGACTTTAGTTAGTGCCACAACAATCGGCACAACAGTTTCCAGCGTAAACGTCACAAGCGCATTTAGTACAACATACGACAATTACAAAATTGTAATTAGTAATGGCGTAGCGTCAACAAGCTCGTCACTTGCTCTTAAATTAGGTGCAACCGTAACGGGTTATTATTCAGGCGCTACATATTGTACATACAACAGCGCAAGCCCAGGTGGAAAAATAAACAACAACGCAGCATCTTGGCTAAGCGTAGGTTATGCAAACACGACTTCAATTGCATTTAATGTTGAATTACTTAACCCGTTTTTAGCAAAAAATACTTTATTAAGTTTTATGCTTGCCGAACCAAGAACATTGGGCGATGGCGGCAACGGCGCTGGATTTTTAAACGACAGCACCAGTTATACCGATTTTACACTTACACCAAACACAGGAACTTTAACAGGCGGAACAATTTACGTCTATGGATACAACAAGTAGGGAAACATGGCAACCACAACAGCAAAACCAAAT